ATATAACCTTGAATATTATCTAAAAAGAAATCTGCTTCTGCAGTTGGGTTTCCGCCAGATGCATAGTGATATACACCTAGTAACTTTCCGCCAGCTTTAGCAGACTGATAATGCTCGTCACAATATGGATTTACATAACCAGTTCCTTCCGTTGCTTTGCAAATAACCGCATCACAATCCAAAGCGCCAGTAACAATACCAGCCTGATGAGATGCTACGTCAACTACTCTTAACATGTTAAGCCTCCTTCTTTGGACCGTTTAGTCTTGTAAATAAATCATTCACAAAGTTTGCTCCACGAGCTGTAATAATGCCAGTTAGGATAGAACCGAGGAATGGAACTGCTAACGGCATACCAACTAATGGAAATAAATCTGCAGATGTAGCAACACAAACAAGAATGGATACTGCAAGTGAACCTACTACATTAGGGTCAACTTTGTTTGCGGAATATACGCGTTTAACGTTCTCCCAAACTGCCTCTACTAATACTGCGATAATAACTAACTGTGATAGTGCGTTCATTTTATATACCTCCTACACTTTCTTCCAACCTAAACCGCCTGGGGCTCTATAGTTATCATCCCAAGTGTTCTCCCAGACATCTCCGGCATAAATATAACGTTCACCTTTCTTAGCAACGATACCTTTAGTCCATTCTGGGTAAATAGGTTTGTTTTCTTTTGTAATTTCTTTGTATAAAGCTTTATTTTTATCTGGTGTTACACCTGAATCGGAAACTAAGTCAAATATAACTTCGTATGGTTTGCCGTTGTATTTAAATCTTTCACCCTTCTTATATGGGTATTTACTGTCGTGCCAACCATCTAATTCATCACACCATCTAACAACATCTTCTGGCGCAGCATGATTCATACCGATTAAAAATACATTACGCATTGCCTCGGCTTTCTCTCTTGCTGCTGATAATTCAATCTCGGACACAGGAACTTCTTTGAATACCAAGCTAGCAATTAATTGAGATCCAAATTCCAAAGTGCACGACTCTAAATTAACATATCCAAACTCATACGTTGGTTGGTTGTCGATTAAAACCTTTGCTTTATACATATTATCCCTAGATAAGCTTTTAAATAAGATATTAAGTTCTTCCATTTTGACGGAAAGTCTAATCCACAATTCTTTATGGTCTAATAAGCTTATTTTCTTACCATCTTTTGTTTCTAAAACTATACTCATGAATCTCTCCTCCAACCAACATTACTAATCTTATGCCAACTCCCTCCAAATAAATGAATTGGATTAAACGAGCTGGAATCATTATACAATAATGTACCAACGGGCATAGTCATCAGTAGTTTATTGTTAAGCGCTGTTGTATATACGGCCCCTGGAGTTTTACCGATAGGAGTTGCATCTGGTATCTTTGCAAATGGGAACTCACCAAGGACCTTTATGTTGTTATATGCATAAGACCCAGTGGTGTCCCTTTGGAAATACTCTAATGTGATATCACACAGGGTAGGATTACCGCCATTAATATGATACCATATCTCGATCCCTTTGTTGTTCATTTGTAATACTTGAAGACCGTATCTATACCCTCCGAAGTAATATGAATGATTAAGGTCCTGTACTAATTTAGAACCATCATCAGATATCCTTATACGAATCTCTTCTAAACCCCATCCAGAAAATACTTTCATTAGGCAGTCATATGCTATACCCTTAATATATTTGAACTCTGCAATTTTGAAGAAGTTCTGTCCCGATGGATAATTAGAGTTGTCAAGCATAACTTTACCATACTTAATACCACTATCTTTAGTAAAGGCTAGAACACCTGTTTCTGTATCATCTCCTAATTTAAGAATATGATGTACATCCAACTGCTTCTTTCCATAGTTTAATACTGGTACAGTAATTGGTAAATTAAAAGATACCGTATTCGATGTACCACCAAAGGCATCTGTCACCTGAAAACCGAATTCGAACTTTTCTTTATAAGATATACCGGATATTGGTTTCTTAACGATAAGTCGATTGTTAGTAATAGATGCTGATTCATTTATGATTCTAGCATTATTCTTTAAAACTGTATATGTAGCATTACCACCAGTCATAGTTCCGATGGTACCACCAAATGTAATAGCTTGTAAATCAATAAAACCATTGCTAGCTGTATCATTGACTCTGCTTACTTCAGCCAACACGATAGACGGTTTGAAATAGTTAATCAAAGTACCAGATGTATCTATTGCTGTTACCGTAGAATTTGGTCTCTGATTTGTTGCATATACCTTATAGTTAGCTGATGTGAGATTAGTAAAATCAAAAGAATATTGGGTTCCAGAAATACAATCAAGTTTTTCCTTATTCGACCCACCACACTCAATAAATATCTTTGGTTTTGAGTGAGCGCAAGTAGCCGTAACCTTAATGCGTTTAGAACCAAGTAATGTTATGAACTCGTTGTCTTTAACCCCTTTAGGTTTCAGAGCAACTTCTTCAATTGAGTATGTAACAGTTAGTGGATCATTAACCTCAAAGGTTTTTGTATATTTAGTAGATTCTCCTATTTTGACTGAACCGTTATATGTTTCTAATGACATCTCAACAGTAACATTATTTTTATCAGCTACATAATCCCATAACTTGTTTATTGCAGAACTCGGTAGTGTTATTCTAGTACCGCTCTCATAATTCGTTACTCTATGTATTTCCGCTCCACCTTGTATGCCGATTCTTAGTTGCTGAGAATATGATGCAACTTGTTTCGTATATTTAATACTATACAAATTATCCCATACAACTCCAAATGTATATGAATCAACTCTAGATGAACGAGGAATATTAGTACAATATTCCGTACCTGAATTAATATAACCATCTGCTGGAATATAACTTGCGGATGCTCCATTAGCATAAAATGATGCGGTTACACTACATGCTAAAGTGCCATCAGCTTTATGTGGAACATTATACTCAATATGAATAGAATCATCAAAATGTGCTGGAGTATTTGGAATATACTTTGTACCGACATCCCAACTAGCCCAACCTGGAGTTTCACTAGTTGTATGGACGGTCATTTTTATATATGGCTGAGAATATCCAGAATACAGCGTATAGTTGTTCGGATTTTGTATCTGAATACTACACTGTACTCTCGATGTATTGGTCGCAACGTCATAACTTAATTCGTTACAAGATGCTGTTAATAACAAACTACCGCCACTTCTGGTTGGCAAATATGTACTATTAATAGCCATTATCTAACATCTCCCATCCAGAAATAACCAGTTCCCTCAACGTTCTTAGAACCATCTATTTCGTCCATTCTATAAAATTCAGCTCTATGAGAACCAAAAGACATTGAGTCAACGGCTTTGAATGAGCTTGCATATACACCTTGTTCATCGGCTTTTAATACCGTAACTCTAGTTCCAGTGATGGTAGGCTTAGTTACCTCAAAACCCTTAGAACCAAGCTGATTTGTTAGACCAGATGGATCATTTGGCTTAGCAATATTAATACCTTCCTCATTAGTCTTAATTACAGCTGTGATTTCCTTAATACCATTAACCGTTGTCGTGAACTGTTGAATAGTATCGGAATATGTAGAAATGGTTTCATTAACCTTTTCTTTAACACTCTCATAATCACTGGTGGTTGACTCAAGTTTCTCAATTCTTCCCAACTGTGTTTTTAATTGAGAACTATCTGACTCCATCGTACGATATAGATTCGTAATACTGTCGTACTGAGCGTTGTGATACTCATCGAATAATGGATCTGTGACTTTCTCAACCCCGTCGCTCCATCTTGTATACTCACGTTTGAAGATATAAGTATCTACCTTTCGAACAGGAACGTTATTGTCAACCCATACGCCACCAACCACATTATCCTTACTAGTAGATAAGTAGTATTGTGTGCATTGTTTCTCGATAGATCGACCGTTCTTTCCTTGTGTACCATCTTTTATGACAGTATAATGTTCGATTCTAGTGTCGGGAGTATCATAAATATCTATTGTTTTAGTCCAAATATATGGTTTGTCTTCCGTAGCAGTAGGTCTTGTTTCAACCCAAATACCATTCGGAATAGTACTTCCATTTTGACTTAATTGGTATAAATACTTCGTTTCGACAATCTTTGGAATACGAGCAGCTTCAGACTTTGCAATGTTGTACGATACTGCCGTTGAACCATCTGAATAATACTCGGTTCTTCTGGTCCATTGGAATTGTCCAGCTTTGATTAATGGCAAATGAGCTAAATCAGTCCATTTATCTTCCGCTGGAGGTTCTGTTCCAGAGTCACCAATAGCATAGTCTATTTTATCAGGTTTAGTCTTCGTTAAGATCTGTTCTTTAATCTCAGATATGATCTTTTGAATATCATTACTCTTTGATGGAGTCAACATTTGGTAGTTACTAACAACGCATTCGTCCTCATTTGGATTAATATAATGGTTGACCACCTCAGTAACCCTTGCTGATAAATATATCGGATCTGCTTTGCTAGTATCTACGATTTGAATATAATCACCGATATTAGCATTTATGTCCAACACATTAACCGAATATGAGAACTTAACAGTACTGTTAGCTTGCAATAAGGAACGTGCCTCGGCTAATAATGCTTCTGGAGTGTTTCCATTACCAGACTCGTACTTGACAATATAGCCACCATCAGGAGTTCCGAATTGTCTTAATCTAGACCAAACTTTATTTGCAGTTCTAGCATATAGCTTCTTATCGCCTTTTATAGTGTAATAGTCTCCATCATCATAAACCATCTCTGATAATGTTACATCACCATTTACTAATTCAATAGCTGTATATAAATCTGAAATACTCTTATTTGCAGATAGACTATTCAGGTCTATATCATTCATATAACGTTTAACTATTTTTGTAGGATCCTTGCTTATGGATTCATGGACATGCACTACTTGTCTAGTTACCATATTTCTATCGAATTCAACCTCGAAATCCATCTCGACGTTGTACTCTAAACATAGGTCTTCCAAACGTTTAAGTACTGTGTCATTTGATGTTAATTCGACTTGTCTAGCTTCTTTAGTAATATCACGCCCCGTTGTACTATCTGGATGAATTACGTATGTCCATCCGGTATTATATAGAGCGGGCGTTAGTAACTTATCTAATGTTACCGGAGAAGATGAGAAATCAAATGGACCGATAATTGAGTTTAGTAAATCTAAACCACAATCTTCACATTCACACGTAATTTCATCATCTCCATCGGTTGACATTATTGTGTACATTCTAGTTTTGTTATACTTATCTTTAAATACGATATAGTTTCCAGGTTGGAACGCCTTTGCTTCTGGTGCTGATGCATTAATGGTAAATGAATAAGTACCTACAACGCAACCAGATACGATACTTAGCTTTTGACCACCCGTAGTATCATCTAACCAGAATCCGGTTTCCATTGTATCGGATACTGATTGAATTACATTTAAACTTCTATCCAATACAAAAAATAGCATAACTACTTCCACCTTTCTCTATATGTTACTTCTACTTCTGGAATTGGTGCCCATGCAGACGTTACGATTCTCAATACATGAGTACCGGGTTTTAACATTAAATTCGTTGATCCAATATCAACGTCATTCCAATTAGTTACACCATTAATAGTGCACTCATTGGTTTCGGCATTAATTTTAATAATATCGCCTTTATTTATAGATGTTTTAACTCTTCCATTTTGACTTAATGAGTTATACATTACCATCTTAGCTTGATAAAGAGTATTATACCATATAGTAGGGTATTTTTTATTAAATCTAAAATTCGCGAATGTTATGAATCGTGCTGGAGTATCTTTTGTGTTTAATGTAAATGATTTAGAAAATGGTATTGTTGTAGTTCCAAAATCACTAATAAGTGTAGAAACGGTTACAATATACCCCTTCTTCTCAATATTAACCATGTTACCCCAGTTGCCACTTAATGAGCCGAGGTTCCCCGGAAGATAAATCATTTCTCTAGATGTTCCACCATTATATTTGACAACACACTGTTTCCAATGAGCACCTTCGATATTCTTTTCGATTGAAAAACTAAATATTGTTTTTCCAGTAGAATCGCAAATATTCATGCTTTGATGTGCTACTTGATTCCAATCATTATGCGAAAAGTCCACACGATATGAAAATTTCCAATCAACAGGATATTGACCTTTTTTATTTGGTGCGATTGTTTTTGTTAATGTTGGACCATACCATCTATACTCTTGGTTAGATCCGTCTTGAATTGGTTCATTACCAAAATTAGATACATATAAATATTTTTGTTTATCATATTCACCAATGATAAACGGTCCACCTTGAACGAATGCTGGTCCATGCCAATTCCAGTTTGGTGTGTCATTAACTGGCCATCCAGTATTTAAAGACCATCCGGTAAGAATAGATTCAGCATAATCATCAAATAAGGTTTCTGCATCGTTGGTGTCTTTCTTTCCGCTAGCACTAGTTTCTGGATCACCCAACTGGTAATAAGCGCTATCAGTAATACCATTACCCAATACAAACCCAAGATATGCGCCGTCTTTCTTAACCTTTGTGGTAATAGTTAACGGTGTAGGAGCGCTACCATTGTTTACTAGTGTAATAGTATCTTTATCATTGTTTGATGCTTTATTCTCAAATGTACTGTACTTATATGGATTGTTGCATTGGAACTCAAAAGAACCGGATATATGATAGCCATAACCACCACTATTGTCATCCTGGTCCATTGTAATGCCTGCAACTGTGCCAATATAGTATTTGTTTTGTTCATCAAAGAAAGATAGTTTTCCTTCTGTAACATCCAATACACCACGTAACTTAGCAGCAGCCTCTTCTAATTCAGCTTTTGTATTTGCGAATAAACCAAAATTAATTGTTAGGGTTACACTTTCTAATTTTTTGTAACGATAAAATGCACCATCACGTCTACCAACTTCTTTTGTCGTAATATTGTGAGTTCTAGAATCTCTTCCAGAAACAGAATTGGTACGATAACCGGGTACAGCTTCAGTTAGCCATACCCCGTTAATCATTACCTCAGAATCCGTCTTTGGAAGACTAGAAATATAATCTTTATCGAACATTACTTCTTACCTCCGAACCTTCCATTTTGACGATTTATGTTATCAATCTCTTTCTTAGTGTACTTAGCAGTACTACGAGCAATCTCTCTACCGTCAAGATAAATAGGTGTCTCAACATTAGCTTCAAGCTTCTGGTCATTAATAGCACCCTTAAGATCTCCAATAGCATCATTTGTCTCGTTGATAATATCACGCATGTTTTCGACTTGTAATCTATTTCTAGACACATCAACCGCTAATTCCATTGATCTCTGACCAAATAAGTCACCCATAGTAGCATCTGCTAGCTGTAGGTTATTGAAGTCTACATATGGAGAATATCTAACACTATTACCGCTTAGAATATCCCCTAATTGGTTCATGAAACTCGAACCCATACTGATTGCAGAACTGTTAACCATACTCATATTGTCATCAATACCGTTGACAAAACCTTCTACTGAGAATATACCAAGTTTCTTCATCTCAACAGATGGCGAATGGATACCTAAGAAATCCTTAATGCCGTCTAATAAGCTTCCACCTAACGATTTAGCAGTATCCCAGATTTTACCAGCCATACTACCAATACCATCGATAAGACCTTGTACAGCATTAACACCAATATCCCATAAACTTCCTAAACCATCTTTAATAGCATTGAAAGCGCCTGAACCTAAATCAGCCATTGCTTGAACAGCTGAACCTGCTAATTCGCCGACACCATTGATGAGACCCTCAATTAAGAATCTACCAACATCGGCCATAAGAGTCGATGGAGAATGAATACCGAAGAAATCACAGATAGTATTATATAAATCCACACAAATCTGTACAATAGCGTCCCATGCTCGTCCGAGTAATGGTTCTAACGCCATGATTAATTCGTAGACAATCTCACCAAGTGCTACTGCCCATTCTGGGATATATTTTACTAAACCCCATAATATCATGGAAATACCATCACCGATAAGTACTATCAGAGCTGGGATAACTTGTAGTAATCCGATACAAATAGCCATTACAATCTTAACAAGACCGTCAACTAATTCGGTTACAGATCCAGCTAAATATTGAATAAATAGCTTTAATGCAATAGCTAACTGAACAGCAACTACTGGTATAAACATAATAAATATATCCAATATAGCGGCTACAGCTGCAACAATAGCAACAGAACCTCCAGCCAATGCTCCGGCAAGAGTTGCAATACCTATACCAGTTAATATTGCGGCGGTACCAACCATAAGCATAATAGTCGCTAATGACCACATTAATGGTAATACAGGAGCCAATAAGAGTGACGCCATCGCAAAGGCACCGATAGAAATACCCATATTAATAATTGCAGCAATAATCATATCCATTGGAATAGCACCCATTGCCAATAACGCCGGTGTTAATATCAATAGTGCAACTGCAAATAAGATAAGGGCACCAGAAACAGCAAACATAGAAGCCTTAAGACCACTCATAGACGCCACCATAACGCCAAATATAGTCATCACGCTAGCAACGGCAAATAATGCTCTACCGATAGAATCTAAATCCATAGAACCTAGAATCTTTAATGCTAGTGCTAATGGGATCATAGCCATAGCCATAACTAATATGGATCCAGCTCCGCCATTCTTACCTTTTAGTTTGGACATTATCAGTATTGCGGCAACCATTATTGTCATAGCACCAGTCATAGCAGTTAATGCCTTACCAATCTGTTCCCAACCCATTGAGCCTAATATCTTTAGGGCAAGTGCCATTGGGATCATAGCAAATGTAATCTTAGTGATAGCAGAAGTTCCGTTCTTGGCGCTCTTCATACCCTCAAGCGAATGAATAATAATCATCATAATTAAGAGTGCAGCACCCATAGCAGTCAATGCTTTACCAATTTGCTCCCATTCCATTGAACCAATAATCTTGAATGCAATAGATAACGTTAGCATTGCCTTAGCGATATGCTTTAACTGTTTAATTGATCCACTAACTCTAACGCCCTTTAAGCTCTTTAAGAATACTAACATCATGGTTAGTGATGCAGCCAAGGCAGCAACCGCAGCGAATAATCGTTCAGGTTTCGTCGTAGCCATTAGAGATAATGACGCAGATACAATAGCCATGGCAACTGACACCTTTAATAAAGTGTTAACTGTGTCACTGAATGGGTTAGCTGTATTACCGAGTTTCTTCATAACTCTCATCATTAATTGCATTGTAGCAGCGAACGCGGCTAGGGCAGCAACTAAATTCTCAACCTTAACCAAGGATAGTAAGAATAATGAAGCGGCAATTAACGCAATTGACTTGGCAATCTTCATTAACATGTCTGGTGGTGTATCTTTTTGGAATGCTGTAATCGCTTCCTTTAGCTTATCAAATATACTACCAACACTATTGAAGAATGTCTTGATACCTTCTGTGAATCGTAGCTCTTTAATAGCTTTGAAGTACTCGAATAACTTCTTAACTAAGATAATGATTCCGCCAGAAGCTAATATAGCACCAAAGTTAGATAATTTATCTAAGAAAGAGCTTCCTTCAGGGCTGAGTTTGAGCTTCTCTAAACCATCTTGAATAAACTCTTTGATGTAGCCATATACCATTTTGATTCCATTCCACAAACTCTTGAACGCGTTTATGATAGTATCAATTGGTTTGAACTTTTCGAAGAATTTACCAACAGCATCGGATAATTTCTTAAATAAATCAATGATACCTTGTAGCCAATCAGGCCAACCGTCCATTAATACGATCTTGGTATAAATTTTCTCAATCCATTTATGAATTCCACCCAGAATATCAGGTAGTCCACCAATATCTGTCTTGAAAATATTGTTAATCAAACTTGTAACAACAGGAAGGACGGTCTCGATAAGTCTCTTACCAAGCGTTAATAAGATCTTAAATACTCTACCAAGATCAATACCAACATCACCCATATGCTTAAAGAAAGATTTAGTAAAGTCAATGTTCTTTGCACCAGCAGAGAAAGCGTTAACCATACTGTTAAATGCTTTCCAAACAGTATCAAATATATCTTGTAGAATCTTTCCAGAACCAGCCAAACTTCTAATAAGTCCTTCTGAGATTCCATCTGTAATAATATTGATGTATGTTAATAGTGATTTTATGAATCGTTCACCAACACCAAATGCTTTGAAGAATGCATCAACAATATCAAAACCATCAAGCATTCCGTCAACGAAACCTTTTATCGCGTCTTTAATATTAATGAATATATCAATACTCTTGAGAATTATCTCATTAAGTACTTTCATCAAATATCCAAGACGAGCAGTAGTTGTTTCGCTAGGTGCTAATGATTCGGCGAACTCTTTAAATCCTTTTGTGAATGCTATTAAATCATCAGCTGTAACTTCAGGAAATACATTTTCTAACGACTTCTTAAATATATCAATATAGCCCGTTAAAGCGTCCCACGATGCAGCAATACCTGCAAATAAGTCGGTTCGTCCGCCAGCATCATGCCACAACTTCAATAACTCATTACGAGCTTCTGATGAGGCGTTAAATACATCTAATAATACTTCACAGAATTCAGTCCAAGTAGCAGTAGCCTCATCTTTATTACCGAAAATATACTCAAAAGAGTTCATCCAGCTAGTGGAAATAGCATCCTTAGTAGCGTCAATAGCATCGCCCAATGACTTCGCTTCCTGAGAGGCTCTAAATGCTTGTTCACCAAGAGTACCTAATTCAATTCCATATTTTTCAGCAAAAGCAATCGCTTCGGCAGTATATTCACCATTCTCTTTTTTAAGCTTTCCCATGATAGAGGTAATAGTCATACCTGTCTCTTTAGAAACGCCTTGAATCTTTGTAAAGAATGAATTATAGTCTGTCAAAGTAGCCATTAAGACATCTTTATCAAACCATTTATCAGCAAGCGTACTCGAGAAATTACCAACCTCTACTTGACCATGCTGAATTTTACCCATGGCTTCAGCTTTAGCAATAGCAAACTCTTTAAATGCTTTAGTACCCATACCAGCATTTTCAATAGAACGCCAGTCCATCAAGTTAACGTAACCTAAACCCATTGACTGAGATAAGTTGTACATTGCACGAGAAGCGGTTTGTGCATTCTGTCCGGACATACCAGCCCATGAAGCAATACCTTCCATGGCGGATACGGCATCGTTTAATTCTACACCAACGGCTGTAAACTTACCGATATTAGAAGTCATGTCAGTAAAGTTATATGAAGTTTCATCAGTAAATTGGTTCAGGTCGGTTAGCGCAGCGTTAACTTCTTCAACACTTTTGCCTGTTGCTGACATAATGGTTTGTACAGATCTCTGCTTTTCATTATACTTACCCCAACCAGAATTAATCTGTTCGAATGTCATAGAATTCGCAAACTGCAAACCCTGTCTAGCTACACTTAATATCTTATCTTCA